GGCGGGGGATTGATTCGTACGCTGTATATGTTTTCATTCGCTCACCAATTGGTACATATTCCAGCCAATAGTTAGCACTTGTTCGCCGTTGTCGATCATAAAGTTATAGGCCCACCGATCGGCGTCGTGCCATTCAGGGCAGCTAATAGGCGCCGTTTTGATGTGGTGCCAGCCGTGGTTATCATTTTTCGCGTGATAAGCTAATTTCATCTTGAACCCCTTAATGATGGTGGAAAGTGCGCGATCACGCCACGGTCAACGTGATGCAATTGAATTAAAGCGTTTTCATTAAACGATCGGGCCGGCGCGCGGTTCAGATACCGGTCAAAATCGCGCAACACCTTACCCATCATTCTAGATTCGAGTAAAACGCTTTGATGGGTGCCTTCGGTCGCGCTATTGTGCCAAACGATAATTCTATACATAGCAGGCCCCTTAGAATTGAACGTAAACAATACCGCCGGCGTCAGTGGCCATAGCGTGCGCGGTGTTTTCTTCTAAATGCTCGAGCACGGCCGCTATAGCGTCATCTTCGTCGAGCCCTTCAATATCAATATCGTATTGCTCGGCCACGCTTGCATAATTATCCTCAGCCCACTCGCAGCAAATTGCAATAACATCTAGTTCTACTTGCTCGCCGGCGTCGCTTTCATACGATTCAATGTAATCAAAAATCACTTCTAACCCGTCATAACTGAATTGATCGCCACGGCCGGCCGCTTTAAACGCGTCGCGGAAATCATAAATTGAAATTGTCTTAATCATTTTGTCTACCTTAGTTTAGGAAAGTGAGCGAGCCCGCTCGCGCGGGCCCGAGTGGTATTACATGAAATCGCGGTTAAAGCCAGCGTACGGCGCCTCATGGCCGGCCCGCATGGGCATAATGACGACTAGGCACTCATTGGTGCCCGCGTGCATCACGGCGCTATCAGAACCGCGCTGAATGAAATTGAATGTATCTTTTGGCTTAACACCGAGATACAGCGACAGGGCCGCGCGGCCGCGTACTAGCAAGTCAGGGTTATAGGTGCCTGGCGCTTGCTCGGTGTTGTGGTCAATTTGGGGGATAACGCGGCCAATATCAGGATAACGGCCGTCGACGGGCACAAAGCGCGCGCCGCCGAGCATATAGTTTTGGCCGTCGTACTCGAGCTCGGTAAACTCTAATTTTTTGTCCAAGCGCTTAACGGCGTCGGTAGGGATAATTAGGTTTAAGGGCACGTCAACGGCGCCGTCATAAGGCAATTGGCCCGCGAAAAGTATATGACCGTCGGTACCGTAAACCATGCCGGTAAACGGCTTAGTGATTTGAATATTGATACCTTGCAAGTAATAACGAATGTCTTTTTTAGCAGAGCACTCGAGCGCGGCAAACAAAGCGGAAGTTTTAAAAGTGATTTTCATTTTTTAACCTTAGTGAAGTGAAGTTTAGATAAAGCAAGCCAGCAACAAAGCCAGGCACATAAGTAACGCGGCAATAACGTCGTGAAGTTTAGACATATTAGGCACCTTGAGTGAGTGTAGCGGCCGAGAGCTCAGCGGCCGCGAGTGTTGCGTGACTAGATACCGTTATCCAAGCGCTCGCGCGCTTAGCTCGAACGGTGACAATGAAAGGGCGTTTACGCGCGACGGTAACCCAGCGACTAGTATCGCGCCAGGGTTCGTGCCGGATGAACACCAAGCGCTCGGGCCGGTGGCATATGCTGGCCCAGCTGGCGCCAGCAAGCGCGCCAGGCACGTTATCTAAAATGTAATAGCTCATTATTTGGCCGCCTGATGCGCGCGGTGCAATTCGCGGGCAACATCCATCAATTTCATTTGTTCGTCAAAATCGATGTAGTTTTTGTTGTAGCCGCCTTCGTCATATGCGCGCAGTATCGCGCGCTCATTAAACGCGCAACGAACCACGCCGTCTAGATAACGTGTCACGTCTACAAAATGCACGCGCTCATTATCTAATTGTGTGGCGTGAATGATTTGGCCTTCTGGGGCGTATTCGCGGCCGGTGTTGAAAGTGATCGATTTTGCCGGTTCAGATCCGATCGGCGTCGCCAGCTGGCGCTGCGGCTTGTTAGTAAAGCGCATTGTGTAGCGCTCGCCGTATTCGTCAGACAGTACGCCTTCGGGTTTGCCATTATTAAGCGCGTAAAGGGCTTGTTCAAATTCATCAAAGAATTTGTTGGGGTTTGCGCGGTAGGTGTAACCAAATTCGCCAAGCGTGACTTGACGTGATGCGATAACCGCGCCGGTGTTGTAATCAGTTAATGTAATTTTCATTTTGAATCCTTTAATTAAGCGTAATCAAACCAAGAGTTGAGGGCGTTAGCAGGTACTACGTTGGCTTTAAAGCGCTCGGCTAATTCAAGCGCGTGCAAATCGTCGTCGGTATCAAAATCAACGCGCTTGCTGTGTGCGTAAGCAAAACCTAGTTTTTCGGTAGTCCATTTGTATTCGATTGTGATCATTTTGTAAGCCCTTAGTTGGTTGTGTTCGTTTTCGTGTACTGCGCGTTTAGTGTACACAAATTTCTAGCATTTAAATCACTCTTGTAACAACTATTTTTCATTTTGTGAGCATTTGTGAGGATTGGTAAAAATGTAGGGTAATTAAGGGTAGTGAAAAGGTAACGCAAAAGGGCGCGAAGTGCTTTCAGAAAATGCCTTATAAATTATTGGCTTATATGCTTTGTAGGGTAATTAGGGTTATTTATTAGATTAGATAGTAAGATTTTAAATATACTGTATATACGTACAGCTATATTTTATGTCGCACGGTTGGCGCACGCACAACGTAGCAAGCCAGTGGACTTTTTGGGCATTGCCTACATTGCCTACATTGCCTTCAAGGTAAACTTAGTATTGTATTTTAATGGCGTTTGCTGATGGCCGGCACCACTCGGCCGCCGGCGATTAGCCTGGCATAACTTGGCCCGCATTGTGTCGGCCGCCGGCCGCCAGGCACTCGGTTACCAGGCACTCGGCCGCCAGCCGGTAGCATTCGGCCCGCCGGCTAGGCACCATTCGGCCGCCGGCCGCCGGCCAAAGCCCGCCGGCATGGTGCAACGCAGCATGGGGGTAGGGGGGGGAGGGCCCTGCAAGGAGCCCTAACTAGCGGAGGGTTAGCCAACAAAATTTTTTTTATAAAAATGTTTGCAACACGGCCATCAAAATTTTTTTATATAATAAATTGCCTACATGACCTACAATTGAAAAATGCTATCTCTACACTTCACACCCCGCGAAGTCCGCGCCACCGAGTCGCGATTGTTGCGCGTCTACGAAGCCGCAAAGTTAGGCTTGTCCAACGACGCCTTGGCGTTGAGGGCTGGCATGATGCCTGAGGAGTTTCGCAAACTCTGCCAGCTAGACCCTGTGGTTGAGTTAGCGGCGATGCAAGGCCGTGCGGAAGCAGAAGCGACCATGTCGCAGGTTGTGTATGACGCAGCCGTGGGCGGCGACGCTAAGATGGCGTTAGAATTCTTGAAGCACAAACACGATTGGGTCGCCAAGCAGCAAGTGCAAGTTGATGTCACGCAACAGATCAGCATCATCACCGCGCTTGAGCAAGCCGAACAACGGTTAACTATAGATATGGAACCCACGGATGCAGACGACACAATACAGCGCCGCCGAAGAGATGCGCCTAATGTCGGCGCTTTGGTCACCCAAGATCAAGGATGACCCACTAGCGTTTGTACTTTATGCGTTCCCCTGGGGTCAGAAGGGTACGCCCTTAGAAAACTTCTCCGGCCCACGCCGTTGGCAACGCGAAGTACTGTCTGACCTAACCGCACACATTAAGCAAAACGGCGGCAAGATTGACTTTGACACCTTCCGCATGGCGACATCATCAGGGCGTGGTATTGGTAAGTCTGCCCTAGTGTCATGGCTTACCTTATGGATGCTGTCCACACGCATTGGTTCTACGACCATTATTTCGGCAAACTCAGAGTCGCAGCTACGATCGGTCACCTGGGCAGAAATTACCAAGTGGCTTGCGATGTCGCTTAACTCACATTGGTTTGAAGTATCAGCGACACGGCTCATGCCCGCCAAGTGGATTACCGAATTGGTCGAGCGTGACCTAAAGAAAGGCACACGCTATTGGTCGGTTGAGGGCAGATTGTGGTCAAGCGAGAACCCTGATGCTTATGCTGGCGTTCACAACTACGACGGTGTGATGGTGATCTTTGATGAGGCAAGCGGTATTGACGACGCCATTTGGGCAGTCACCGCTGGCTTTTTTACTGAGAACACGCCCAACCGCTTTTGGTTGGCGTTCTCTAACCCACGGCGCAACACCGGCTACTTCTACGAATGCCACAACTCTAAGCGTGACTTTTGGCAGACTAAGATTGTTGATGCAAGGACTGTCGAGGGCACAGATAAAGCGGTGTATCAGCAGATCATCGACGAATATGGCGCCGATTCATCACAAGCTGCGGTTGAGGTCTACGGTGACTTTCCCTCTGCGGGTGATGATCAGTTTATCTCGAGCTCAATCGTTGACGAAGCCATGCGTCGGCCACGCCATAAGGACTTGAGCGCTCCCATTATTGTGGGCGTTGACCCTGCGCGGTTTGGGTCTGACTCGACCGTGATCGCCATCAGGCAAGGGCGTGACATTATTGG